CATCAAGAAGCGCAAGGCGCAGGCAAAAGCGGCCCGGGACTGGCGTCTCGGTAACCAGCGCAACCGTCAGCTCACCGCTACCGAGCGTCGAGAGAAGTATTACAACGAACTTGACACCGGCCAACTAGGCAAGACCTATGCAACCGATGCAACTCTCGCTGAAGCCGCTCGTAGGTACTACAAGAAGGGGCATAACAAGCGAATGGGCCATTCGGAGCTGATGCATTACGGCGTCAAAGGCATGAAGTGGGGCGTTCGCCGCCGTGCTCGTCGTGACGCCAAGGAATTCACCAAGGCCAAGATGTACTACGGCGAGGGTGCCGGCAATCGGCGGAAGCTGATCAAGGCAACCGTTAAGGCTCGCTCGAAGGATCCGTTCTACAAGAGCGAATTCGACAAGGCCGTCGCCAATACTGACATGTCCAAGCGGGCTTCTCAGGCTCGAAGGCAGCGCAGTCGTAAGAACGCCCGCAACTCCGCAGGCAAGACTGTTCGCGGAGTTGGCAACATCGCTTCGGGAAACGCTGGTCGGGCCGGAGGCGCCCTGTTTCTCGGTTATCTAGGGTACCAGGGGGCTAAGGCCGCCGGGATCGCCCCTACCGAGAAAGAGCTACTCACCAAAGCCGTTAAGGGGGCGAGGAAGATCAAACGAGTTGTCCAACACGATGATGTTCTTGCCCATTACGGCGTCAGGGGCATGCGCTGGGGGATCCGCAAGTCTCGTATCAAGGGTGCGAAGAGGTGGACTTCCAAAAAGCAGGCCAAAATAGATGGTATGTCCGATGATCAGCTCAGACGGGTCAACAACCGCCTTCGGTTAGAGAAGGAGTACCGTCAGCTGACCCAGACTCGGATGGAGCGCTATCGCGCCAAGGCGGGGAAGGTGGTCGAAGAGGCCGCAGCCAACACTCTGCAGAACGCAATCCAGAAAGGGCTGAAGAAGGCGGCTAGCCGGGGCGGATCGGCCGCCATCAAGGGCGCCAAACGGTTCAAGAAATAGGATTAGGACATGACTGACAACCTGTTCTTCATCGACGAGGACGAGGTCCTCGCTCACCATGGCGTCAAAGGTATGAAGTGGGGCGTTCGCAAGCAGCGAGCGGCTTCCGGAGGCGCTGGATCAACCAAGAAGCGTAAGGGGCTCTCTCGCAAGCAGAAGGCCGCTATCGCCGGCGTTCTCGGCACTGCGGCAGCCGCTGGTGCTGGCTACTACCTGCACAAGTCGGGCAAGGGCAAGAAGATCGCTGCTCTGGCCAAGAAGCACGGAGCCTCCGCTAAGGACTTTGCCAAGGGTAAGGGACGCAACCTCGGCGCACAGGCTCGAGTCAAGAAGGCCCAGGCCAAG